TGTCTGAAAATTGACAATGTTTTGTCTGGCTTTGGAATTTTTGGTTTTGTGGCTTTTACCGATTCAAAATCGTTAAACTCTTTAGTTCTGTGGTGAACTACAGGGTTTGTTGTATCCCAATGCGACCTTTGATGGAAAATAGGTCGATCGCCACCGAACGCCATAGGCGATGTCATGGCGTATACATTAGCGCGGTATCCCTTTCCACCCTTGGTTGAAGGCATTGTCAAATTTTTCAGCTTGGCTTTCATCGATTGTTAGCCTTGGGCGCTCTTGCTCAAAGTATTGAGCCAACTCATCTCGGTTGACCGTTGGATTGTTTGCGAAAGCATTTTGCACACCTGAATACTTGATCTCGTCTGGCTTAACGCCTTTCGCCTTGGCGATCATCGCCAGCATCTGTTGGGGCGTTCCCTTCTCTTGGGGGAGTTGACGCGCAACCTCGGCGGCTCGGCTGTACAGACCATGCTCGTCTAATTGTTTGGTGGGGCGCATGGCGAGCGCATACTTCATCGCGTCTAATGAATCAGCCATGTCGTCCTCCCTGTGATTTGTGCATATTAACCCCAACGGTCAGGGTTTGTCGAATTATCAATGATTACAAAGACCGCAACCGCCGCAATAGTGCCTAGTAGTGCCACTACAAACAACCAGATTAGAATCCACTCAGGCTGCATACGGATTGCCTCGAGCCTTTGCGTTAAAGATTTCAGCGTCCGTAATGTCCTCTTCCGTGATCTCTTCGCGGGGTTGGGCATCGATGCTGATCCATCCAGCGTCACGCAAGTATCTCAGCCCTTGACTAATACAGTCAACAAATTCATCGTGTACCGTCTCGGGGAATGAGCATATCTGGCTTACCATGCCCTCAGCCCAGTCTCGGACGTAGCCCTTCCGTACCGATGACTCGGGAACCCAGACCCGACCCGCTTTGATGATGTTCGCCACGATCGACAGCCGCTGTATCTTGTCAGCCTTCCCCGGGTTGTACGCAATCACGGGTAGATGCGCCCGCTGTAAGTCCTGAATGAGAGAGATGCCCGCCGACTTATCTTCCACTAAAAGCAAGTCTACTAGCTTACGGCTCTTGCCTTCGCCGTAGACTGTTTCGTACTCGCTGATTACTTTAGGGCGCAGGTCGGGATACTGTAGATGCTCCTGCCAGCAGTCCAGAATCATTACGCTCATGCCGCCGTCCAGAGGTTTGAATACGCCGAGGGTAATGCAGCCAGTGGGGTCGTTAACAGTCTTGTCCGAGGTCGCGCAGTCATACGATTGGATAATGAATTCCAACTTGGGAAATGGTTTGTTTGGAGGCCATAGCCTGAACCATTCGCGGCGAACGATGCCGCCTTCCTCTGGGTCGATGATCTCCGCGTGAATCTCTTGCCGACCTAATTTAGTCCCTTCGTACTGAAGGATTTGGTTCTGGAAGGATTGGGCAAGGTTCTTGATGTTCGAGTATGTCGATGCGCGGGTTATAACAACGTCCTTACCCTCGCGGTCGATCAGATCAAGAACAACGTCCTTTGGCTTCGGTGTGGTCGTGCAGATTAGCTTGGTTCGTTTGCCCAAGCGAATGCCGAACTGAATCATGTCCCACGACTCTTGCAAGTATTCCCACGCCGCTAATTCATCGAGCCAACCGCCGTGGAACTGAGGGCCTCGGAACCGCTCAGGCTCGCTCGCAGGAATGCCCTTAATCAGGCTGCCGTTAACCAACTTTAGTTCGTGCAGGGCTTTGTTGTAGTCCGCAATCAACTCAGGCGGGATAACGGATAGCAGGCCAGAGTCGCCTTCGAAACAGGTAGCCTTTACGTCTCCCGATGTTGGGGCTGATACCAGCCAGCGCGTGTTCGGTTCGCGCCATGCCCACTGCCCGATCGTCTCCGCTGCCGCACGGGTCTTTCCCGCGCCGCGTCCCGCAAGCATAAGCCAGATGCTCCACCATTCACCGTGGGGTTCTACCTGATGCTTATGAGCGCTTTCGAGCCACTTCCACTCCCACGCGAATGCCAACTTCTGAGACTCGGGCAACAAGTCCCATAACTGTCGAGTCTGCGGGTCTGAAATAATCTCTGCTGCTGCTGACATATCGCCCTGTTGTAAAAAAACTACTGAACGTTCAGTAATAAATTGATATTATATTAAATTGATATTATTCCTCTTGCTCCTGCTGGCGCTGCATTTTCATGTTTTCTAACAATTTTCCGAAAACTGTGTGATACAAGTCAACAGCCACTGGCTTATCAGGATCGCCGCTGACTTCCACCTTGTCGCCGTACCGCTTGGGATTCCACTTGGCAAGCAACTTCAGCTTGATGTCCGCCTGAACCCTAACCCAAGCAACGTGACCAGCGTCCACGCGACCACGCCCTTTCTCGTCCAAGATCATGGCGGGAGGAGTCTCTACAAGTCTATAAATTTCCTCCGCGATTGCATCTTGACCAATTTCGCGTGCGTGCGCGATGGCTCTATGGAGTTCGGGGTCTTTCGCCATCCACTCGTAAACAGTTTGCCAAGCGGGGAATCCCTCTTGCCTACATATCTGCCGTAATGGGATTCCGTCTGATAGCTGCTCGCACATACGTTTGGCTATCTCTGGGTTGTATATGGACTTTGCTCCATACAATTTGTTTGATCTTTGATCCCGACTCATCTGCTAAGTCTCCTCTGGACGCATACTCTCAGCGTGTTGGGAGTGTATAGGTTTTTTCGGGCAAAAAAAAGGGCAGCCATAGGGAACTGCCCGAGGGGGTATGATTATTATATCACCGACAATCGTTTACTAAAACGTATTCTCTCGCGGCGAGGTTGAACTTTTGCCAAAATTTATTCGCTAAATCTATATCGTCCCCTGTCCATGCGTCACTTACTCTGTCGTTTGGACAAGTCAAAATCACGCGGAGGTTTCCGTCGGGCAATAACTTGCGCGTCACTTTTGCCCAAATGTATCTGCTCGAGCTTTTGTATTTAATCATTTGCGTTTTCATGTTCATCTCCTAAACCCACAACAGCGTGGTGTGTGTAATTTAACAAGCGGTTAAAGACTTGACAAGTCTTTAACCACAGGTAAATTGTTTTGTATTGTTATCTGCGCTCTTCCTCTTGGCTGATTTGGGTAATCCGAGCCTCAGCCCATTTTTTGTAAGATTTGAGTTCGTTTACTTCAACCTTAAGACGAGCCACTTCCGACTTCAAGTAGTTGATCAGGCTATTCGCCCGCTCTAAATGAACCTCAAATTCGCCTCTGTCGTAGCCGTCAGGCGTTTTTTTGGCTTTGGGGGCTGTCTTGATACCCGTGGGCGGCTTTCGCGTCGTGGCGGGGCTTATAGAGACTTTTTTAGTGCGTGCCATTACTCTACTCCTTTGATGCTATGCAACATTGCTAAATGATTCTTATCTGTTACGTAGGGAGAGCCGCCCCGAACAATTGTGACCTCGTTTCGGCTGGACGGTCTAGGCCAACATACAACCGACCCCTTCTCGTCCTCGGCGTATAACGCTGGCAACCCTTCTTCATCGCCTCGAGTTTCGAGCAATTGTCGAATGATGTCGATTCCGACTTGCGGAACCTTCTCGTACCGCCCGCCGCGCCAGACCAGCACGACTAGTTCTGGCTTATTGGTCATGGGGCATCACCGTGCAGACATAGCCTGTGTCACTGATAACCGTTGTGTGCGTCAACGCAATGTCCCGAGCCGTCTGCTTCTGGCTGACCATGTACCCGATTCCAAATGAAAACAAGGCTACAAAAGTCACCACAACCACCGCAATTAAAAAACCGTCAGTCGCGTTTTTTATAGTCTCTGTTGAGACTGTCTTTGTCGAAGGCGCGTTCAATATCGTGTGCATTATCGTCTCCAAATAAAGCTAAAAGAAAAACAATCCCCGCGAAAATTAAGCAAATAAGCGTCAGGGCTTGCGACCAACTGAGGCGCTCTTGCCACCTCATAAAATCCAAAAAATACAATTGAACTTGGCTAAACACTTTTCCCCCTTAATTTGTTTTTTTCATTCAGCGAACCCTCCGAATTTCGACAGTCTTTTTTTCAGGCTTGGGTTCAGTTTGACCCTCTAGTTTACGCAGACCAGCCTCGCGGAACAGCGCCCACTTAGCCTGAATCTCTGGTTGTTCCGATGGCGGTATCCATCCAGCTTTACGCCAACGGACTGTAATGTCCGTTCCGATTGGCGTGTATATAAATTCGATGTCCATACTCAACTCCCAAAAAGGGGCGGTTGCCCGCCCCCATACTAGCCTAGATTTGGTGCTCAATGACCGCATTTGACTCCAGCAGAGGAGCGTGAATGGCGTTTTCGGCAGCGTCTTCAACTTCATTCGAGAGCGCCTTGGCGCGTTGAACTAAATCGTTTTTTAATAAACCAAAAATTTTGCTAACGACAGAAGCTGACAATTTGACCTCTTGCCAGCCGTTTTCGCTGTTCAATTGAACGATGCCAGCAATTTCGTTTGGGTAGTTCTCGTAACTTTTCCGTTTGCGGATCTCAACTTTTACAATTTCCATTATTGTCTCCTTAAATTAAACCACTTTTTAAACCATAAGCACGATCCTCTTGGATTACGCGCTCGCCTTCATCTTCTTCATAGAACTCATCGTCTGAGCCATACAACTCATCTTCAGACAAATAAACACCTTCGTCTTCGTATTGATCTTCCATGATGTTCTCCTTGAAATAGGGCGGCGTACCGCCCCGTTAATTAAGCGGTTACTGAAACTCGAATGGTGGCATTGTGCTTTGCATATTGTGACAAAGTGTCTTGCGTAATGCCTAAATCAGCAATCATTTTTTTATAATCATAGGTTGTCGATTGATACAAGCTCACGTTAACTCCAAACGTATTTCCGCGATGTTTGCCTTCGCCGTAAAAATTGGCGACTTGATCTTTTAACATTTTGGCGCGCTCGGTTAATGCTTTAATCTGAGCATCAACTTCGGCCAAATCATCGATGATGCTTGGGACTTGTGGGGCTAACTTTAATACTGCGTTCATGTTCATCTCCTAAAACCGCACATCGCGGTAGGAGTAGTATCTAACATCCAGTTAAAGATTGCAAGGGTTAAATGCAAATATTTTGTTATGCGTGGTTATCTTTGTCGCAATGCGGCAAAAACACGCCCAATTGTGATATTCAGGGCATCCAATTCGTTCATTTTCCGTAGCGTCCACGCCCGTTTCTGCCCGTGCCATCCCATGAAAGACCCTTGGTGGCAGTCCTTACATAGGGCGACTACGGTGTAATGCTCGTGCTGTTCGATGTGGTGGGCATCTGAAGGCGGTGGAGCGTCGCAGACGGAGCAGGGCAGCTTTTTGACCCGCCCAACCCACTCGCGTTCTTGCGCGTTGTATTTACAGTGCATCTGTTTTTCTACTGTAAACAGTGTGACCCAAGAATGAATATTCTTCAGGCCAGTCGCCGCCATAGTTCTTATAGCTCATCAGCTTGCCCAACTCTTCTGGAGTGAGGTCTATTGCTATACGCCGATTCCTTACTCCTTGC